ACTTCTTCGATTACTGAAACCGTAGCGTCAATGCTGTCATCATCAGGACAGTGACCTTCAACGTGCTGAACCCATCCGCCATCGCGTAAACTTTCCATATCATCCAACAAGCAGGCTTTTAGCTGTTCGTTGGTCATGTCTTTTAAATAGTTCATTCTATTACCCACCCTTCCTCGATTAACTGCTGGGCAATGTCGTTAGCAAACCGATGGTCAATGACCAAGGCATCGCCCCAACGAATATGAAAATCATCAGTGCCTTCACACGCCTGATCCAAATTGTCCTTGGCTGCACCATTCAATGGCTGGCACAAGAATATAGAACCGTGGTTCTCGAACCTGTAATCAACTTGCTGCATTACTTCGCCCCCTTTGCTTTGCGGATCATCTCGACCACCTCTTCATAAGAATGCTTCACGGCATAGCCATTGACCGATGCATAATGCTCAATGTAACTCTCGACAGCATTGACCTGCCTTCTGATCCTGCCAGACATCACCGAAAACTTTGAGTCGCAAAGATAGTAAGAACCACCATCACGAAGCTTAAACTCCAATTCAATCATCTTATCCATTCTTCTTACCTCCATAAGCAATTCGCTTGGACATAGCCGCCTTCAACCACGCCCGATTGTTTATAGCCAGATGCAAGACCCGCGCGCCTAGTGTCGGCTTGCGTAGTCCTACGGTGATATGGGCTGTTCGCGGATTAGACTTCATAGGACACAATCCATTCATCCTCAAAACAATCAACCCAGCCCTGTAGATATTCTGGGAGCATGATCAGGCCACCATTCTGGTTGAACGGCGTCTCAACACGGTCGCCCTCACCATAGATATCATAAGAAAAGCGGTAGGTTTCGAGGTGATCTCTGGCCTCATCATTCTGCGGCATAAGCAGAAATACATCCGCGTGGCGAATAACTTTATAATCTATTTGATTAGTCTTTGTTTCCATGTCGTTGCCCCTTGAACCTCGAACCTTGCACCTATATAGTTAGGTGACTGTATAAGAGAACCGTATCAGATAAATCCCATATAGTCAAAGCACAAAATGCAGGGGCATATAATGTTTTCTACGGGTTGTTAAAAATAAAAATATTTTTTTTAAAAATGGTGTCTTATGTGTCTTATGTGTCTTGTTTGGCTTCCACAAACAGTTACAGGCGAGACACTTACAAGACAGTAAGACACTTTCAACCTCTGTTGATGGTCGCGAGATTGGATTTTTGATTTTAAAAAAATAGAAAGGCAGAAAAAACACTATGGACACTGACGATAGTTTGCCCAAGAACAAGGGCGGCAGACCCGCTGGACTGACCCAAAGGCAGCGAGAGTTTGCAAAGTTTTATGTTGATGGTCGATGGTCTAATGCTGAATGCGCTCGAAAGGCTGGCTATGCTGACGGCAGCGCAGCCCAACACGCAGCCAAGCTGCTCGATGGCAGATCATTCCCTGACGTACCCGAACTGATAAAAGAACTACGCGAGGCACGAGAGCGCAAATATGGCGTGACCTTGATGAATCAGTTGAAGCGGTTCGATGAGTTGTCTCGATCGGCGGAAGAGGCTGGTCAGTTTTCTGCTGCCATCAACGCTGAGAAGATACGTTCGAGCCTTGGCGGGTTGACCATCGATCGGCGGGAGTCAACGCACGTTCACCAGCTAGATAATATGTCGCGTGAAGATATCGTGGCGCGACTGTCTGCCATCCGCAAAGAATATCCGAACGCTTTCCCAGATCCAGAAATGAAAAGGGTTGAAGATGCCAAAGACAGAGCAGTCACTGTGGACATCGTTGAAGCAGAATTTACCGAAAAAGAGCCACTTCCAGCGGGTGGAAAATCGGACAGGGGAGGGGATGCCTGACGTTTATCTGTGCATAGATGGTGTGCCGATTTGGTGTGAGTTAAAAATAATTAAAAATCGAAAGGTTTCCATCTCAAAGTCACAGATTGCATGGCATCTCTCGCATACTAGGTGTAATGGCGTAAGTTTTTTCCTGTTACACTGCCCCTCTGAGGGCGATGTATTATTATTTGACGGCGGTTTTGCGGTCGAGTTGCAAGGATCGAGGATCGATGACCTGCGTTCTGCGGCTCGATGGTGTGGTGATATACGATCTGCGCCCTTGGCGCTGCGCGCCTGCGCCCTAGAGTCGTGGTTCGGGGGTCGATGACCTGCGGCCTGCGCCCTCGATCCTGCGGCCTGCGGCCTGCGCCCTCGATCATATGATATAGGTATAAAGAAAATACCCTGCCATCCGATAGGATGGCAGGGTATCAGGGGAAACCCTAGTGAAGAACGATAGCAATTGATTTAGCTTTGATCGAAGCACCCGCGCAAAGCTTGCATGTGTCGCACGTTGCCCGCCGACCTGCTTCCTTGCTGGCAGGGCATAGCACCTCTGACCCTTTCACGACCTCTTCAACGTCATTTATGACGCGGAATGTGCGCTTGCTGTCTTTCCAAGCTTGGACGGCCTGCGTTAATGTGTCCGCGCTGATCATATAACGGCCTGCGTCAACGTCAACGCCTGCAAGGTCGTCTTGATGGCTATAGGCTGTATGGCCGTCGGCCTCGCTCAATAGGCTGTCCCAAATATAATTTGGAACCGCTGCGCCGTCGCCGTATGTACCAACCCGAACCATGCGACCCGCGCCAAGCTTTGCTATAGCTTCATGACCCTGCGCCGTTGGATAGGCGTTTTTCTGAACCTGTTTCCAGACATTTAAAACACCTTGGAATAACGCAACGTAGCATGTGCGGCCTTTGGCATGCTTGCCCGGGGCGTCTATGTCTTGCGCTTCGCCCCTATGCTTGCAATTGCCGCAGATTGAATAGTCATTGCCAAGCTTGTTATTCAGCATTGGATCAAGGCCGTTATCGCACAAGATATATGTTTGCACCATGTTACCTGTTTTAGAATTGCTGCTTTTGGTTATAGCGACAACGACAATATTCTCTTCGGGGTCAATTTGTGACGGCCCGCGATATATGATTGAGTTTTGTGTTTTCATGATTTTTCCCCTTCATGAGTTAATAGAGAAAGCTTATCGGATTTTATGGGATATCGCAAGCCCTAAAATCTGCGGCCTGCGTCCCGCTGCGGCCTGCGCCCTGTCATATAAAAGAACGCCCGCAAGCGAAAGGATCGAGCACCTTGGCACTCGATCCTAGGTTGATTAGAAGTTAAACGAGAACGTGCCGTCATCCATAAACGCCACCAGCTTCGTTTCTGGTACCAGCTTGTCACCATTCAAGCGATACTCAGCGGTCGGTATTATGCTCGAGCATCCTCGTTTCTTTTTGCCGATGGTGATTAACTTGCCATCGCTCGATGAGTCAGGCCAGATCTTGTTGTGCTTGGCTAGTGTCTTGCCCGCCTCAGTCAAAGACTTTGCAGTCGACCAGATAACAAATCTGCCGGTGGCCGCTGCCTGAGTGTGGTAGTAAATTTTAGCCATAATTACCCCCTATTCATATCTTGAATTGAAAACAAACAGCCAAGGATTGACCAAGGCAGGCCAACGCTGGCGATCGATATCATACCGATGCCGGTGACGATGGCGAACATGTCATCGATAAACAGACAGTGATAGCCAGCCAGTCCAACGGTACTGGTGGCGATGATCATCATACCCCAAACGTATGTCATACGCTTGGCGACTGTTCTTCTATGTGCAACGAATGCGTGTCTCATAGTATAGTCCCCTTCTATTTGGTTTACCGTTTCGTCCTTTTGGACTCTTCAGCGCCAGCGCTCACTGGCGGACGGTAGGGGCCGAAGCCCCTATGTCTAGAGATCTTTGAACGCCACCGCGTTCTTGGCAACGATGCCGTGTTCATCGAGTACCTCGATCCAGACCTTGGCACCGCATGACAACGGCTTGTCGGGGCTGTATACGAGGCGGCAGCGGCCTTCGATCTCGATCTCGTTCGAGTATGTGTTGGTGCTGCCCTTCTTGATAGTGAACACCGGCTTGCGATCGCCAGTCTTGGCGTTCTCGCGAATGTGGTGCTGGTTAACGTGAATGCGAGTGATAGCTTTGCTCATAATGAATTCCCCTTATGATGCGTTAGAGATGATAGTTTTACCGGACTTGATCGTATAGGTTCCGGCCTCGAGCTTCATGCGGCGCACATTGCCCTTGCCCGCGTCGTGCATTTCCTTGGCGATCGAGTAGTCAATGAACGTGATCACGTTTGGTTGATCGTCGGTCAAGCGATCGTCGCGAACGATCTGGCCATAGGCTTGACGGATTGTTCCGTCGAGCTTGGTGAATGATACAGTGAACAGGCGACCGCCTAGCTGCTCGATGATTTGGTTTCTTAAAGTCATAACGAATTCCCCTTCGTTTGTGTTTCAATACCTAAGATCGTATCAGATAAATCCCATAACACAAGCCCTAAAACCGATATAATCACTGGATTTGCGCTTTTTTTTCTCGCGTTTTGGGGTTACTGGCATCGATCGGCAATCAGATTTGAGATTGATCGACCCCCCGCCCCCCTATATTTGGCGGTAGGGGGTTGACATGTGGCGTGGCGTAGCTGGGTTGATAAATTCATTGGAAGGTATTATCATTCGGAAATGAATCAGATATCCAATCTAGACCTGCTGCCAGAGGAAGTCCTAAAGGAAATCCTGTTACTGGAAGAGCACCAGAAGCGCCTGTCAACTCGTGACGAGGCCCAAGATAAATTTATGACGTATGCAAAACATGTATACGAGGGTTTTATAGAGGGGACCCATCACCGAATTATCGCAGAAAAGCTCGAGAAGATTGCTCGGGGGGAGTTAAAAAGACTGATTGTCAACATGCCGCCCCGACATTCTAAATCAGAATTTGCGTCCTATCTCATGCCATCTTGGTTTTTAGGTAGAAACCCAAAATTAAAAATTATTCAAGCTACAATGAACACGGAACTTGCTGTAAGATTCGGTAGAAAGGTCCGTGACCTAATTGCTGATCCCATTTACAAAGAGATCTTCCCTAATACGGATCTAAAACCGGACAGCCAAGCGGCAGGTCGTTGGGAGACTAGCGCTGGCGGGGAATATTTTGCAGCCGGGGTGGGTGCTGCAATGACTGGCCGTGGCGCTGACTTGTTAATTATTGACGATCCGCACTCGGAACAAGATGCTTTATCCTCAACAGCGTACGATAATGCGTACGAGTGGTACACTTCTGGTCCTCGACAGCGTTTGCAGCCGGGGGGAACCATCATTATTGTCCAGACCCGGTGGTCCAAGAAGGATATTACCGGGAGGTTACTGCAAGCACAGCAGAAAGACATTATGGCTGACCAGTGGGAGGTGGTAGAATTTCCTGCAATTATGCCTTCGGGGGAACCATTATGGCCTGAATTCTGGCAAAAAGAAGAATTACTAAAAGTAAAAGCCTCGCTGTCTATTGGTAAGTGGAATGCCCAGTGGCAACAGAATCCTACCTCAGAAGCAACCGCTATGGTCAAGCGGGATTGGTGGAAGGTGTGGGAGCACGATGATATTCCTGATTTGGACTACGTCATCCAGTCTTATGATACTGCCTATAGTAAAAAGGAAACCGCTGACTACTCTGCAATTACAACTTGGGGAGTATTCCAGCCATTTGGTAATGGTGACCAGCACCTTATATTGATGGATGCCAAGAAGGGGAGGTGGAACTTTCCTGAACTAAAGGCCATTGCACAGGAAGAGTATGAATATTGGGAGCCCGAGTTGATGCTGATTGAGGCGAAGGCTTCGGGTCAACCACTAGCTGACGAGATGAGGTTACTGAACCTCCCTGTAGCTACATTTAGCCCGGGCCGAAAACGTGGGGGCGGGGGTATGGATAAAACAACCCGTATGCATATTGTGTCTCCTATATTCGAGTCGGGAAAAGTATGGTATCCTGAAGGCGAGAAGTTTGCAGAAGAAGTTATCGAGGAAGTAGCGTCATTCCCCAATGGCGAACACGATGACTTTTGTGATAGTATGACGATGGCCTTGATGCGTTTCCGTCAGGGTGGCTTTATCAGTCTGAATGGCGAAGAGTTTGAAGATGACCCACCCCGCAAAGCTAGAGAATACTACTAATGGCTAAAGCCCCGACAAGTTACGCAGGCAATCTCGCTCGTGCCATTGGTCAGGGGGTAACCTTCGGCTTTGGCGATGAGCTCGAAGCTGGTGTTCGGTCCCTGATTGGTGACAGATCCTACGACGAAGAAGTCGCGGACATCCGTAAATCTATATCTGAATTTCGTGACACTAACCCTATCGCTGCTTATGGCTCCGAGATCGTAGGTTCGATACCCACGGGTGTAGGACTTGCTGGCCTAGCTCTTCGTGG